GCATGACGATTTTGTAGATTCGACAACACAGGCTATACTAAGATTTCGTCAAGGAAACTTTATACGATTGGACTCAGACGAGGAAGACGATGAGCCAGTTCCGAAACAACGAATATATTATTAGGAGACATGATGGCTAAAATAAAAGGTTTAAAAAAAATTGTTAAAAATTCTAAATCAAGATTTGATGATGTTTCTGAGTCTCAAAAATTAAGCAATAAACAAGTAGAACAATTTTTAAAAGAACATGGTCATAAAGAAGGAAATCCTGCAAACTTAAAAAGAAGTGGAGATTCATCTTATGAAATTAAAATAAACAATAAAGGAGAAGAACAAATTATTGTTTCTGAAAAAATGGGAGACAAGGTAACTAAAAAGAATTTTACAAATACATCTGTTAGAAAAATAGCTAATTGGCAAGGTTATTCTAAAGGTGGAATTGTGCAAAGTGCTTCTAAATCTAAACCAAAGAAAATGAAATCAGGCGGCCTGGCTGTTAGAGGGTTTGGAGCTGTGATTAAATAATGGCTAAAATAAAAGCAATAAAGAAAGGTCTTAAGAAAGTTAAACCTAAAAAATATATTACAGAAGATGGTTATGTGTTCAAATTAGAAAAAGATGGAACTTTAACTGATGGTGATATGACCTTTGATTCTTTAAAAGAGTTAAAAAAATCAGTTGATGTAAAACCTTATTCTGGAAAAAGGTTAGATAAAAAAGCTGATGGAGGTATGATCAACAACAACAGCACAAAAATATCTTCAAAAAAAGGCGTTGGTGTAGCTAAAAAAGGTTTTGGTAAAGCTTTAAGATAATGGGTAAATTAAAAGGAGTTAAGGAAGTTGCTGATAAATTAAAGACTAAGATATACAACAAACAAAATAAACTTCAACAAGACTCTCAATATTTAACTAATAAAACTATTAACAAAGAATCTAAAGAATTAATTGAAATGAAAAAAGAATATATGAAATTAACAAAAGGTAAATAATATGGGAAAGTTAAAAAAGATTTTAAAAAAATCTAAAGAAATTGTTGATAAAGCAAAAGTTAAAAAGAAAAGGCTAACCGCACAGCAAAAAAGAGACAGAGAAAAAATAGCTATATTAACTGCTACTGCTCCGCCACTTCTCGGTGCTACATACATGTCCTCAAAAGGTATAAGTGACGAGAAAGTAAGACAGAAAGATGCGTATCTAGCAAAACAAGAAAGGGAAAAGGAAGCTGCAAAAAAGAAAAAAGAAAATAAAAAAACCAAACCTAAAAAAATGAAAGCTGGAGGCATGGCTCTCAGAGGACATGGCAAAGCTTTTTTAAAAGGAAAAAAATAAATGGCAGACATAGACAAGGCTATTACTTTTGAAGATCAAGTAGAACTAGGAGTTCGTGATCGTTCAAATGAAATGGAAGTTGAAGTTGACATTGAAGAGGAGAATCCTGACTTTGATGGCTTCGAGGAAATGGAGGACGGCAACATCATGTTTGGTGAGGCAACTCCTCCTATGGAAGACACAGACTTTTATGCTAACTTAGCTGAAGATGTAGACTCTTCTGAACTTAACAACCTTGTCAATGACATTATGGGCAACATTGATTCTGATAAAGAATCAAGATCCGACTGGGAGAAGACCTACAAGGACGGACTTCAATACTTAGGTATGAAGTACGAAGAGAGATCCCAACCATTTGAAGGTGCCTCTGGAGTTATGCACCCGCTTTTAGCCGAATCAGTTACTCAGTTCCAAGCTCAAGCTTATAACGAACTATTACCATCTCAAGGGCCTGTTAAGACTCAGGTAATTGGTATGTCTAATGCTGAAACAGAGCAACAAGCCTCAAGAGTGCAAGAGTTTATGAACTATCAGCTTATGCAAGTCATGAAAGAGTATGATCCTGAGACAGATCAAATGTTGTTTTATCTACCATTGTCAGGTTCTGCTTTTAGAAAAGTTTATTATGATCAGAATTTAGGCAGAGCTGTATCAAAGTTTATACCTAGTGAGGACTTAATCGTACCTTACGCCGCTACTGACCTACATACTGCTACAAGAATTACTCATGTCATTGATATGTCAATGAATGATATTAAGAAACTACAGCAAGTAGGCTTTTATCGTGATGTAGATATATCTACAGGTAACATGATGGCTGATGATGTGGATGATGTTCAGTCAGAAATAGATGAACTTCAAGGCGTTAGCCCTAGTTATGATGATGATGACACTTGCAGAGTGCATGAAGTTCACACTGAGCTAGACTTAGAAGGCTACGAAGATCTTGATGCTCAAGGCGAAGAAACAGGCATTAAATTACCTTATATCATTACTATAGCTAATGATAAGGTGTTATCTATACGTAGAAACTACAAAGAAACAGATCAATTAAAGCAACGTACTAACTACTTTGTTCACTATAAATTCTTACCAGGCTTAGGATTCTATGGCTTTGGTTTGACTCACATGATAGGTGGCTTGTCTAAAGCATCCACTTCTATTCTAAGACAATTAATTGATTCAGGTACGCTATCTAATTTACCTGCTGGATTTAAAGCCCGTGGTATTCGTATCCGTAATGATGATCAACCACTACAACCTGGTGAGTTCAGAGACATGGATGCTCCAGGCGGAAGTTTGCGAGATGCCTTTGTACCGTTACCTTTTAAGGAACCAAGTCAAACCCTACTCTCTCTCCTGGGTATCTTGGTCGACAGTGGAAGGCGTTTCGCTTCGATAGCTGATACACAAGTTGGCGATGGTAATCAGAACGCTCCTGTTGGAACAACGATTGCGTTACTAGAACGCGGCACTCGCGTCATGAGTGCGATTCATAAAAGATTACATGCTTCTCAAAGAATAGAGTTTGAAATACTAGCTTCTGTATTTAGTGAATATTTACCACCAGACTATCCTTACTTTACAGCTAACGGCAACCAAACTATCAAGGCTCAAGACTTTGATGAAAGAGTAGACGTATTACCTGTATCAGATCCTAATACTTTCTCTATGAGTCAAAGAGTTATGATGGCTCAAGAGATATTAAGAACAGTGCAAAGTAATCCTGAGATACATGGGCCATCTGGGTTACATGAAGCTTACAAAAGAATGTATGGTGCCATGGGTGTGCAAGATGTTGAGAAACTTCTACCGCCGCCGCCGCAACCTATGCCTGTAGATCCTGCTAATGAGAACGCAGCTTTGATATCAGGTATGCCAGCTCAAGCTTTTGCAGGTCAAGATCACGATGCTCACATCAATAGTCACATGTCTTTATATGGAACTATGACTGCTCAAGCTAATCCTATGGTGTTATCTTTGATACAGGCACATATTTATCAGCATATATCTTTTAGAGCTTCTGAAATAGTTGATGAGCAGAATGCACAGAATCCAGAGTTCCAACAAATGATGCAACAAATACAACAGCTACCACCAGAACAATCTGCTCAATATATGCAACAGATACAAGACAAGGTTGCTAAGGATATAGCAGCGGTTGTATCTCAGTTGACTGAACAGATTAATGCTATGTTTATGCCGCCACAACCACAACCTGATCCTTTGGTAGAACTAAGGGGTAAAGAGTTAGATATTAAGGCTGATGATGTACAGCGTAAACGTGAAGAGTTTGCACAAAGACAAGAGTTCGATGCTATGAAATCAATGGACAATACCAATCTTGCAGAACAGCGTTTGGCAATTCAGAAAGAAATAGCTACAATGAAAGACGACATAGCTAGAGATCGTATGGATCAAGCCGCACAATTTAAAGCTATGGATATAATGAGAGGATAATTATGAGTTCAGTTAGACAAAAAATGCAGGTTGTTAATAAAGAGCAGCTTAAAAAAGAAGAGGAGATAAACAATGGTAATGGGACGATCATCAATGAAGATGCAGATAGAAAAATCGACATCGAAGCAATCGCCAAAAAAGCAGACAAAGATGCCGCGAAGCTCCTTAAAGAAACAACAATCAAACTTAAAAAAGCAAAACCAAAAGCAAAGCCAAAAGCTAAAGTTAAGTCTGAGCCTAAAGCTAAGGCCGTAGTTAAGAAAAAAAGCAAACCAGCAGGAACTAAGAACAAGAAATAATGCTGTTAAAAAAAAGTAGCAGTAGAAAGACTATATCTGCTAACATAGAAGGATTAGTAAAAAGCGGTAAAAAACAAAAGACTGCTATTGCTATTGCTTTAGACAAAGCAAGAAAAGAAAGATTAATAAAAAAAGGTAGATAATATGAAGAATGTAAAAGCAAGCGTAACCATTAAAGACCAAGGCACTGTTAATTACTCTGATTTAAAAAAGATTCCTAACGGATCAGCTCCTCAACCCAAAGGGTATGGAGGCGGTGAGTCCAGAGGCACTGGTGCTGCACTTAGAGGTAAGAAGTTTAAAGGCATTAACTAATGGGAATACTTGATGTAATAAGACAATCTCAAGGCAAAAGAAAAGGTATACCTGGAAGGGATACAAGACCTGTTGCGCCTCAATCTAATAGACCTACCTTAATTCAAGGCGGCCCTGCTTATTTTACACCCGAAGGTTATCAAGCACCTATACAACCTGAACAAGCTTTTATGCCTACAGATAGAATGGGTGATCCTATTGGTGATATGTTTAGAGGTCGTACTCCACCAGATGCAGGATTTATCCCTGGTGGCTCTAAATATAGAGGCGGCAGAGATGACTATATATCTATAGGTGGCCCAGGCGGAAACGATGGAATGGGAGATCCTAGAGTGTATAAAGGTGGCAGCAAAGATTTTGATGAACGTGGCCCAACCTTTGATCCTGGCGCTGGCCCTAAGCGACCTAAACCAATACAACCACCAGACTTTGGCTTTGGCCCAGGAATTAGACCTTCAGAGATTACTACAGCAGATGGACAGTTTATTGGTTCAGCAGGTGTTACACCGCCTAGTGGTGGAACTACACAACCAGAATTTAACCTAGGTGATTACAAAGACGACATCATGAAAATGGTTAGGAGTAATTTTACTATTCCTTCTTTTGATGATTCTTCTTTAAGAGAAATGATACAACAAAATCAACAGCAAATAGGCAACATACCTCAGTTTGATCCTTCGCAATTACAAGATCAGATAGGTGGGTTACAAGATCAGTTTGGTCAGTTTGATCCTAGTCAATTTCAATTCGATCCTAGTCAGCTACAAGATCAGATAACTTCAATAGCACAAAGACCTACTTTTGATGACTCAGAGTTAAGAGATATGATTGCTAAAAATAGAACAGGAATTACTAGCATACCAGCCTTTGATCCTTCTACATTAGAACTGCCAGACTTTAACAAGTTTGCTACAAGAGATGATTTAGAAAACAGACCTATCTACGATGACACAGCATTAAGAGATCAAATAACTTCAATAGGTCAGCGTCCTGGATTTGATGATGCGGCTTTGCGAGAAATGATAGAACAAAACGCTAACAGACCTCAGTTTGACGCAAGTGACTTACAATCTCAAATAGGTGGCTTAGAAAAAAGATTAGGTAACATACCGCAATTTGATGACTCAGCTTTGCGAGAAATGATAGAACAAAATAGAGGAGCTATAAGAGATATACCAATGCCTCCATCATTTGAAAGAATAGATGAAAGGGAAGATCCAATAATTTCTCGTATGCCTAATGAAAACCCAGTTCCATTCTTACCTCAATTATCTCCATCTCCTATGCCTATGCCTGCTCCAATAGCAACGCCTAAGCCTATGAGTCAAAGTTTTGGAATGAGAAATATTAGAGGAATGCGTTAAAAAAACTAAAAATTAGGAGAGAGCTAATTGGACGGAATAAGACTAGCAGAGTATTTTTTTAAAACTCTGCGCGATAGAGAAAGAAATACTGTTGACATTATTGCTTCAGGCAATATAAAATCAATGGAAGATTACAAATATCTTATGGGAGAGTTATCGGCGATTCGCTCCCTACAACAAGATCTAAGAGAAACGCTGCAAATGGATGATAACGATGGTTGAAACAATCGCAGAAAAAACAAAGTTTGAAAAACATAAAGAGGAAATTGCACAACAGAAAGCAAAAGAATCTTCAGAACTAGACAAAGCTTTTATAAGTTCAGATCAAAGGGTACTCGATCCCAAACTACTAGATAAATCACTACTCGACAGAATGCCAGATCCTGCTGGATGGAGAATACTTGTATTACCATATAAAGGAAAAGGCGTAACTGAGGGAGGTATTGCTTTGGTAAAACAAACTGTAGATAGAGAGGCTCTATCAACTGTTATCTGTTACGTTTTAAAAGTGGGCAACTTAGCCTATCAAGATAATAAATATGGTGACAAACCTTGGTGCCAAAAAGGTGACTGGGTTTTAATTGGTAGATATGCGGGAACTCGTTTTAGATTAGAAGACGATAATGAAGTTCGTATTATTAACGATGATGAGGTGATCGCTAAGATCCTTGATCCAGACGATATTAAATCTTTATAGGAGTAAAGAATGAGTGAAGAAGCACAGAACATAGACGTAGAAATTACAGAAGAAAAAATAGAAAAAGCAGCACTTCCAGAAAACAGAAGAGTAGAAGAAGAAGTACAGGACAGTCCTGTAGAAGTTGAACTTGAAAAAGAAGTATCTGCTGTATCTGAAGATGAAGTTAAAGAAAACTTTGAGGTTTCACCCAAAGTAGAAGAGAAAGCAAAGGATCAATCAGAAGTAGAAAAGAGAGCTACTCTTGCACAAAACAGAATTAATAAAGCTGTAGCGCAAGCTAAAGAGTTTCAAAGAAGAGAGCTGATGGCTATTCAATATGCTAATGATCTTAAAGATCAGAATGAAAAACTAAGACAATCACAAAAAAGTTTTCAATCTAGTTACGGAGATGAGTTTGGTAACAGGGTTGAATCTCAACTTAGTTTATCAAAACAAGCGTTAAAGCAAGCAACCGAGGCTGGAGATTCTGAAGCCATAGCAACTGCAACTGAAGCATTGAGCATGGCAACTTCTGACAAGTCTAGGCATGAACAATATTTAATACAACAAAAACAATATAATGATCAAGAAGAAGCTTACTTACAACAAGCTCAACAACAACAAGCATATCAACAATCACAACCTGTAGAGGAAGAGTATAACGAACCCTCAGACAAAGCTCGTACTTGGGCAAATAAGAATACTTGGTTTGGAAAAGACCAGGTTGCAACAAGTGTTGCCTTTGCAGTTCACAAAGAATTAGAAAATGAAGGCTTTGACACTGAGAGTGATGCATACTATAGTGAGATAGACAAGCGAGTGCGACAAGAGTTGCCTCAAAGATTTAACGTGGAAGCAGACAAAAAACCCGTCCAAAACGTAGCTTCAGCAACACGCAATACATCGACTGGACGCAAACAAAATCGTATCGAGTTGACACCGAGCGAACAGCAACTAGCTAAAAAACTTGGAGTGTCATTTAAAGATTACGCAATACAAAAAGCGAGGTTACAAAAATCATGAGCAAAGAAATAGATAACAAAACTGAAGAAAACAACAGAACTCTTAGGAATTCTGAAACTAGAGAGAAGGACAATAGACCAAAAGTTTGGAAAATGCCTTCAGCTTTAGAACTACCTGATGAAGCAATAGAATTAGCTGAATCACAAGGTATTACTTATCGTTGGATCAGAGAGTCTGTTCTAGGCCAAGATGACAAAACGAATGTCTCAAAAAGATTTCGTGAAGGATTCGCGGTTGTTAGACCAGAAGAGTTACCTGGATTTCATGATTTACCTACTGTCGATGATGGTCGTCACGCAGGAGTAATTGGAGTGGGTGGTTTAATACTGTGCAAAATAGATAAAGAAATCGCAGATCAAAGAAATGACTTCTTTGAAAAACAAACCCAAAACCAAATGTCTGCTGTAGAAAATGACCTAATGCGTGAAGAGAATCCTGCGATGCCAATCTCAAGAGAGATTAAATCAAAGGTGACTTTTGGTGGAGGAAACAGGGGATAACCTTGGGAACTCT